TGAGCGCGGGTTTTTATTGCGAAACACCAAACAAAACACTGACTGTTGAGTACAGTTACGACAACATTACGTGGGCCACAATTGGCACGGTGAGTAACAGCGCGGTCAACAACTGGGGCTACTTGCAAATTGACGGGTCCCCCGCGGCCGGATACTGGCGTTTCCGCAACACAAGCGCGTCGGCAATTGTTGTTAGAGCCCTGTCACTGGCCTCTGTCCAACAAGACATTCCCATGGCGCGGATGAACCGCAACGACTACTACAGTCTGCCTAACAAAGACTTCCTCAGTGTGCGGGCGTTGCAGTATTGGATGGATCGTCAGGTAACGCCTGAGATCAACGTGTGGCCAGTGCCACAGAACGCGTTCCAAGTGTTCCAGTTCATCATTGAGTTACAACCACAAGACGTTGGCACTTTGACCGACGAGATTGCTATTCCAGACCGTTGGGTGCCTGCCATCCAAGGCCAGTTGTCACACCGTGTGGCCAAGTTGTTGCCCGGTATTGACCCTGCACGAATTCAAATGCTGAAACAAGACGCCGCAGAGGCAACGCTGTCGGCAGAAGAAGAGGACCGCGATAAGTCTCCTATTTTCTTCCGTCCTAATGTTTCCTACTACACCCGATAAGAAGAAATAAATATGGCACAAGCGGGATTTACACCAATTCAACTGTACTTCAGTTCCACCGCGGCGGCGGTGCCCACCACAGGTAATTTGATTACCGGCGAGTTGGCGCTCAACGCCAACGACGGCAAACTGTATTATAAAAACTCTGCTACTAACACAGTTAGACTTTTGGCTGACGGGGCGACGGCTACGGGTAATTTGCCCGGTGGTGCAACGGGCTCTGTTGTATACCAAAGTGCAGTCGGTGTAACATCCTATTTGCCAATTGGTGGTGCTGGTTCGTTGTTGTACTCAACTGGTACGCTACCTGCGTATGTATCAATCGGCGCTGTTGGCTCGATTATTTACTCTAACGGTACATCACCTACATCGCTTGCAATTGGCTCTGCCAATTCTTTGTTGTACTCCAACGGCACAACTCCAACGTATGCGTCTATCGGTGCGGCGGGTTCAATTGTTTACTCTAACGGTACAGCACCTACATCACTTGCAATTGGGGCTGTAGATACTGTTCTAACATCAACAGGATCAGCACCTCAGTTTGTAAGCCAAGCTAGTTTGTCAGTGGGTACAGCCGCCGTAGCAGGTTTTGCAACAACTGCTGGCGCGGCGTCTACTGCTACAACAGCGACAACATCAACAAACATAGCTGGTGGTAGCGCAAATCAAATTGTTTATCAGTCCGCTTCTGGAACAACTGCATTTGCAACTGCTCCCACTGGCGCAGACATTGGCAAAGTTCTTAGTTGGTCAGGCAGTGTATTTACTTGGGCGTCTGCCCCCGCGGCCACATCTGCAACAAACATTGCTGGTGGCGCTCAGTATCAGATCCCATTCCAAAGCGCCGTTGGCTCAACAGCGTTTAACACTAATTTAACGTTCAACTCAAGCACAAATACGTTTGGGACAACAAACATTACAGCAACTGGTGCAGTCTCTGCAAACAGTGTCGCATCAACAACAACAGTAGCGGCAACAACAGGTGTTTCTGCAGGCACAACAGTGGCGGCTGGTACAGCGGTTACAGCAGGTACGTCTGTCACAGCAACTACTTCAGTTACTGGCGCTACTGTAATTGCCAACAAAGCAATTGCGCCAACAGCAACAACTGGCGCGTACAGTTACGGAACACTAGGGTATACCGACACAAATATTTTTGAGTCCAGCCAGACTTCTGTTGACAGTTATGCACAAAAGGTATTGCAAAACACCAGTAGCGGCACGGCGGCGTCAGCAGACTACGTTGTTTCAAACAACCTAGGTACAGCAACTACATACTACGGTAATTTTGGTATGAACAGTTCCACATACAGTGGAATTGGCCCGTTCCAGTTACCTAATGCGGTGTATTTGTATTCAACGGATTCTGACTTAGTTGTCGGTACAAAGACAGCGCACGAGTTGCGTTTTGTCACCAACGACAATTCAGCAGACTCAATGACCATCAGCCCAACAAGCGCTGTGGCGTTTAATGGTAACTTTGGTGTTGCAGGTCAAGTGTTGTATTCATCTGGCACAGGTTCAGCGCCTGTATGGGGTGGCGCACCAGTTACGCCCCCAAGCAGACTGTACTTTTTTGGACAATTTTAAGGAACGAACATGGCATCAGGAACACTAGGTCAGGCATCGCTTGCGGCGGCAACAAACACCACCGTCTACACAGTCGCCGCGACCCCCACAGTATTTAACGTCTCAATCAACAACACGACAGGTTATCCTGTTCCTGTTAACTTAGCTATCGCGGCGGCACCGACACCAACAGCGGCTGAGTACTTGGAGTTTGAAACTGTAATACCTCCAAACAGCGTTTTAGAGCGAGGTGGCTTGGTTGCCACCACGGGTAAATTAGTAGTTGCTTACGCTACGATTGCAGGTGTAAGCGTCAACGTCTACGGATACGAGGGTTAAAAAAAAATGTCACGTTCACTCACACAACTTCCCAACAACACAAACACTTCTCAAACTGCAGAGGTGTACTCAGCCACTGGATTCAGCGCTGGCGATCTGGTGTATTACCAAGGCGGTGATTACAAACCTGCGGGTAGCTTGACTACGTCCAATAGCGTGACGTTTGAAAATGTTGCAAACTTAAACACAAGCACCTTATTAAACCGTGCCACAACTGGTACTGTTTTTCCTACAACAGTGGGAACACCAACAGGATCAAGTGGTGGTAGGTTTGCCGATGTGTTGACCAACGGCAACATTGTTCAGGCGTTTTATAACACTGGCCCAACGCCCGGTGGTGGCACTGCAGGGGGAGTTTATTTCCGAATTGTAAACACAAGTGGCGTTGTTCAAGTTGCACCAACGCAAATTGGATCAGATGTACCCACCAACAAATATTGTATGGAAGTGGTTGCGCTAACTGGCGGTGGATTTGTTGTTGTTTATATCAACGGCACTCAAATCAGTTATGCAATTTACACAAACACTGGTTCTTTAACAACAGCAGTCACAAGAGACACTGGTGCTATTCCTAGTTCCTCGTACCGCATAAGAGCTACAAAATTAGCCAACGGCGGATTTGCAATTGGGGTTCAGGATAATAGCACTGGTACTATGAAAGTTAGGTCTTATGGAGCAACAGGAACTGCGGCTTACGCATGGGCAAATACTGGAGTAGGTATACGAAATAGTCGAGCATCATTTGGGCTGTCATCAAGAAGTAATAACTATGTAATTATTTCATTTGTACAATCAGGGGTAGATAACATCAATTATTTTGTGTTCGACACCTCTGGCTCAATAGCTGTATATAATACTTTTGCAATAACTGCAAACAACGCTTATATTCCAGTTGATGTTACGTGTTTGGCTGATGGAACAACTTTTGTAATTAGCTATTTTACTCAAACCAGCCCAAATTTAGCCTGTTTTAGACTTCTTCCCTCTAGCAACACGCTTGGAAGTCAAATTGCGATTCCTTCGGCAAACATTAACAGTGGAAACAATAATACCAATGGAAACTATACAACTTCTGTGCTAGCCCTGTCGTCTGGTGGCTTTGCAATGGTGTTCGCTGACTATTTCAACACACTGAATTACGCATTCTTCAACTCTTCAGGCACCGCGGTTTCAGGCACTAACGGATCTGGAACCCTTCCAATTTCTATCCCAAGTGCCAGATCAGCTATCGATTACAATGTGACACTGTTAGAGATTTCTGGTTTTGTAAATATGTACTGGACAACTGGCGTTTATACCCAATCCGAATCAAATCCAAACCAGAGCTTTGCACAAATCAACTCTACAACTTACCAGCTAGTTCCTCGGACAAGTACTGTTTCGGGTATTATGGGGTCGGCTACGGTTGCCGCAGGAAATGCAGTTGTTGCGTCAGCAACGCCAGCCAATACAAAGTTCTTCCCAGCAACTACATCGTCAGGCAGTTACTCTCAGGCATTTGGGGCTACAGTAGTATCTCCATCAACAGTTTCAAGCAGTGCATGCTACAGTATTGCTTCATGCACATTACCTAACGGGCAATTTGTAATTGTCTACCATTTACAGGCCAGTCCTTATACGGTATTTGCAAACGTTTATTCTTCTGCGGGAGCACTTTTAACAACAATTAACCTTGGTGCTGGCTCCTCTATCATGGCCTCTGTTAAGGTTTCCGCATTATCTAGTGGAAAATTTGTAATTGGTTGGGTTAATAGCGCTAACAACCAATTTAACCTTAATTTATATTCCAGCACATTTACACAAATTGGTTCAACACAAACAGTACAACTTTATACAACCTACGGCCCACTTTCTTGGGCTTTTGATATAGCTGGTCTGGGTAATAATTCAGACAGGTACGTTGTTGCGTATAATGATAACAGCGGATGGCCAAGCTACGCTGTTTACGATAACACCAACACTCGTATTGTTGGCCCAACTTACATAATACAGAACACCAGCTACTTCAACTGCAAGGTTGCCGCAGATCCATTTGGTGGGTTTGGTATTTCAAACGGTACTGGAGCATCATCTCATTTAACCGTTTATATACAAACTGGTACAACAACATACAGCCTTACATCAAACTTTCTTAATAGTTTTTCTGGTATGGTTGGTGGTAATTACCAATCAAATATTATTTATGGAAATAATGGGTATTACCAAGCTGTTTCTTATGGTTCATCGGCAAATGTTTTTCACGCGCCTACAAATCAAACCGACACCACCAACCAAACTTCAGGTAATATTCCAAACGCTTATTACGGCACTACCAATAGCATTACGCAGAATTTTGGGTTAGACGGCAACGGAAACCTAATTTTTATTACAATGGTTGACAATGTAAATTCTAATTTATTTGTACTATTTGGTAGTGTTTCATTTTCTGGTAATTCTAGTGCAGTTACTAGCTATCCAACAAACAGAAATTTAACATTCCCACTTGCTACCAATACCTCAAACTATGCACAATATTCAATTAGTCCATCGACAGGAAGTAACTTTGTATTGGCTTGGTTAGGCCCATCCAACGTACCATACTTTGCTATTTACAATTCTTTGGCGTTGTCAGGAACTTTTCCAATAACCGCCGGTGTCACAACTTCAGGCACAATCGCCATTTCGCCCCTTGCGTCAACTTCTAGTTCAGTTGCACCCAACACTGTTTTGGCTGGTGTGGCGGTGACAGGAGCAACGGCTGGCTCGACTGGTCAGGTGGCAATCAATGGTTTGGCACAACTTAATAGCAACTACCCAAGTGGCACCAATCAGGCGTTTGACTTCACAGGTCAGGTCATTGACGGTGTCAAGGGCGTAATCAACGGTCGTACCGTCAACATGCAAGGAAACTCATAATGGCAATTCCTATTCAATCTCAAGTGTTTAACCCCGTCACTGGGGTTTTTGGAAACGGCAGAGTTCAAATCTTTGGTGTTTCAGGCACATGGACGGTGCCTGCTGGTGTAGCTAACGTACGTGTACGTGTGTTTGGCGCGGGTGGTGGATCGTATTCAACCCCGACGTCTCCTTCTGGTGGCGGTTTTGCCTTTAAGACAATTTATGATTTGTCTGGTGTTACCTCTGTTGCTGTTACTGTAGGTACTGCAGGTGCTTACAACGCCGCAGGTGGGACATCATCCTTTGGCTCTTACTGCTCCGCTACTGGTGGTGGAAATGCCGTTGGAGGAACTGGAACTGGTGGTGACATCAACTCCACTGGAGGCGCTGGATACGCCGCCGCTAACGCTGGTGGTGGCGGTGTCGGAAACCTATTTGGTAATGGTGGAGGCACAACTGATACGGTTGGTCGTAGCGGAGCTTCTGGCGGAGGTGGCGCTGGGCCATCTTCTGGTTATTCTCCCGCAGGGGGGAGTGGGTTTATGGGGCAAGGTGGCACACCAGCAACCCATCCAACTGGAGGAGCAACTGTTCAATCACCAACATCTGGACAAACTGGTGCATTTTCTTTAGATTTTATTGGCACTGGTGGTGGCGGATCTGGCATGAATTCTAACGGTTGCTCTGGAATAAACGGCGGCGGTGGTGGTGGCCCTAATGGCAGTGGAGGTTTACCCGGTGGCGGCGGTGGTTATAACAGTTCTGCCGTTACATCAGCCAATGGCATGGTTATTGTGGAGTGGTAAATAATGAAATACGCACGAATTCAAAACAACACGGTTCTTGAGATTCTTGAACTTGTTCAAGGTTTCACACTTGAGCAATCTTTTCACCCAAGCATCATCGCCATGTGTGAGATGGTAGACGATAGCGTCCAACCAAGTTGGGTGCGTGAAGAGGGCATCTTCGTTGCCCCTGTTACGCCTACTGTAGCCGAAACAACTGAGACAACAGAAACTACGCCAGTGGTCGAAGAGACTCCTCCAGTAACCGAATAAGGTAGAAAATGGCCGCAGAAGCAATGACCTATGACAGCCTCGTTGAGGATGTCATTACTTACTCTGAGCGCGACGACACATCTTTTGTTGCACAAATTCCTCGGTTGATCATGTTGACCGAGCAGAGCATTGCCGCCCAGATTAAAACACTTATGCAGTTGAATGTGGTTAACACCACACTGACTGTCAACGACCCTGTGATTCAAAAGCCGGCACGTTGGCGTAAAACGACAAGCATGAAGATCAACGGCCAGCCTGTACTCAACAGGTCGATGGACTACGTGTCCCAGTTTCAGACAGAGTCCAGTAATGGACAACCCTTGTACTACGGAGATTACGACTATGATCACTGGGCTCTTGCTCCAATTCCAAACAGCGCTTACTCGTTGCAAATTATTTATTACAGCCGCATACAGCCGCTTGATGTCACGAATCAAG